CGTATCCGCAGAGTCGCGTCGAGGCAAGAACCCTTCTGTCGGGCATTGCCCGGCTTCGTCTGCGACTAAGGATGCCATCATGAAACTGTCCGAACTCTTTGAAAGCCGTAAGGCGCTCACCGCTGAGCGCGATTCCATTCTCGCACAAGATTCTTTGACTGTCGAAGTCGAGGCGCGTGGCCATGAAGTTGCCAACGAACTCGCAACCGTCGAGGCTGAGATCCGTTCCGCGCAAATGCGCGAGCGTTTCGCATCGTCAAGCGCCGTTGAAATCATCGCCAAGCGCGATATGGAACTCGGACGCGAAGAGCGCGACACCAAGAAGTACCGCGAGCAGTTTGCAGGTTGGTTGAAGGGTGGCGCTGCACCTGAAGTGCGTGCACTCTCGACCGCAACCACGCCAGCAACCGCTGCGGGAACGATAATGGTGCCTGCCATTTATGAGACAGAAATCCTCAAATATTTGGCGGCCAACAGCACGATGATTAACCTAGCGGACTACAAGTCCGGCGTCACTGGTTACCCATCGCTCCGCTACAACACGCAGACCAGCGCAAACTACGGCGCAACTCTTGCGACTAGCGGTACTGGTTCGTGGATCGCTGAAGGTGGCACCGCTGTCACCAATGACATGGCACTTGCTGAAGTGCTCTTGCCACCGAAGTTGTGCTCACCGACTACGCAAGTTTCGCAGACGCTCTTGCGCCAGGCGAACTTCGACGTGGAAGCCGAAGTTATGATGGATCTTCAATCAAAGTTGAGCAAAAACCTTGAATTCGGGTTCATTGGTGGAACAGGCACCAATATGCCAACCGGCATCTTTGATCCTGCATCTACCACTTGCCAAGTGCGCACTGGTGCATCTTGCGCAACGAACACCAACTTGCGCACACAGAAGGTGACTGCTGCGACCTCGTCGGCAAGCGTGATCCTCGACAACTTTACGCAGATGCGTTACAACTTGCTGCCATCGGCGTATTGGAATAGTCCAACCTGCGCATGGATTATCCCACAAGACGTCTACGCTGCTGTCGCGGCTACCACGGTGAACAGTGTTCCGCTCTTTGTTCCGTCTGCCGACAAGGGCATCACGGGCGCGGCACCGTTCACGCTCATGGGCCTCCCGGTCTATGTCACGCAGTATGTTCCCGTAAACGTCGCGACCGCTGGCACCACCAAAACCGTCATGGCAGTAGTTGGAGACATCCGAGAGTCCTACTCGATTCGTCAATGGGCAGGTATCGGCATGATTAGGGATGACATCACCCTAGCGACCACTGGCCAGGTGAAGTACACGGCGCTGGCCTTCGCCAATGCCAACGTCACCCGCGGCGACTCGCTCATCCAGTTGCGCGTCTCCAACATCGCGTAATGATCCTCTCATCCTTCAGGTGGGTGGGGCTTCGGCCCCACCTACCTGCAGCGAGGAACTATGGCCCTAGATATCGCAAAGTTCCGCAGTTGGGCGCGCATTCCTCACACCGAGGATGACCCGGCTATTGGCATTGCATGGGCAGCAGCAGTGCGGGAACTAGAAGAGCGGACCGGGTGGTGCGTGGAGAGTGTCACCAGGACGCAGTGGGTGCCCGCAGCGCCCGTCACGATCTACGGCGGTCTCTACCTCCGTTTGGAGCGCCAAGGCGACCTGGCAGGCACTACGGCCACCTACAGCGACAGCGCAACGGTACCGCTCACGGGCACGTGCGCGAAGATCCAAATCAATGGCTTGGTCTACGTCGATATGGAGATTGACGCTTTGACCTACCCGGTCACGCTGACCGTGACGGCCAGCAACGCAGCGCTGAACCCGCTGCTAGAGATGGCACTCCTGCAACGCGTGGCGCATCATGTGGCAAGCCGTGGTGATGACACCGTTGCCCTGGACTCGACCTATTGGGATCGAATCACCGGCATGATGGGCAAGGGGATTGGGTAATGGCCGGGCACGTTCCATCCGGAATGATGCGCCTCGTCATGACGGCGCAGAATCCAGTAGCGACGCTTGACGCGTTTGGCCAGGCTTCCGAGTCTTGGCTTTCGTTTGCAACCATCCCGGTTCACATTGAGAACGCGAACACCGAAGAGACAATGGATGACGGCGGCTCAAGCGTGCGCACCGATTGGCGCATCCTGGCTGCTTTCCATCCGTCCGTAACCACGCGCTCCCGTTTGCTTCTTGAAGACAACGGGACTACGCGCACGTTCTTTATCAAGGGCTGCTGGGACAGGGATCAGAAGCGCCGGCGCCTAGAGATCAACGCGGTGGAGGTGACGGAATGAACCCCGTGAAGATCACCATCGACACCAAGGAAGTCACCGCCACGCTGGCGCGGCTTTCGCCAGCGCTTAACGAAGCCGTGCGCAAAAAAGCAATCCGCAAGGGCTTCAAGCCATTTGTGCCAAACTTGAAAGCCGTTCTACTCAACGCGCCCTACATCCGCAGCGGGAAGAGGGTACATCGCAAGGGCATCGCATCTGCCACGCGCGTGAGTTCCCCCAAGCGAATGGGCGGAGCAGGCGCACCCATCCGCGCCGAGCTCGGTGTGCAACTGGGCAAAAAGGGCGGAGCACGCGCTGGTGGAAAGCAATTTGTCTACCCGTGGAAAGAGAACGGATTCATGCACAAGAAATCTGGCCGCATGATCCCCGGCAACCACTACGGCGAGATGTGGGGCAAGGCGAACGTGGCCAAGATCATGCAGGCGATCAGTTCCGAAATTCTTATTGAGGCGCGGAAGATCCTCGGAATGGGGAATACCAGTGTCCCTAAGTAATATCCAACGCGCCATTCAGGTTGCGCTGGAAGCCACCAATCCCACGTTCTCCGGTGTTCGCCAGGCAGGCGCTGTTACACCGTGTTACGTGTACGAGATCACCAGCGCTGCCATCGATGTGACAACTGCGGGCATTCCCGCTTTGTGTCACTGGACAATGACGCTTCAAATCGAAGCAATCGCTGATACGGTAGATGACTGTCTCAATTTGATCGAAGATGTGCGGGGCATCTTCGATTCACCAGTGACGAGCACCACCTACGACTGTGTGCTAGTTCTGTCCGCATTCAGCGTGACCATGAGCACCGAATCAATCGATGACGGCAAGACCGATGCGGAGCGCATCGGCAATATCCAACTTGAACTACTTGTACAGGAGACAACCTAATGGCAATCACACCAGGCTACGGCGGGGCGCTTACGCTTAACTTTCAGACTGCTGGCGCTGCCACATACTTTGCAAAGAATGTGACCTTTAGCCATTCGCGCACATCGCTTGACTCCACAAGTCTTGCCGACTTTGCCGAGAAGCGAATGCCTGGCCGCATCCAGCGCAGCGCTACCTTCGATTGCATGGCAGATGCTTCCCTTGACGCAGCAATCCGAACCCACATGAACCCGACCACCATTGCACTGGCGCAAGGTGTGACGGTGGCATTTAGTTACACCGACAAGGGTGGATTGGCTTACACCATCACCGGACACCTCACCAGCGCCACGCGCACCGATGACGGTTCCGGCCCTGGTATGTGGTCAATGACACTTGAGGAGGCTTGATGCCGTTCGATCTGTCTTCAATCTCACCGAAGCCGCGGCGCGTCGATGTGCCTGGTGTTGGCGTCATCATGGTGCGTGAGCCGACTATCGCGGACTACACCCGCGCCGCGGCAGATCCGTACTGGTGGGCGGCTTGTCTGTCTTGCATCGATGGCACGCCGTTCGTGCACAACCACGGCGAGATGGCAAACGTCCGCGCAGACATTTGCTCAGCGCTGCTCGAGGAGATCAACCGGGAACGTTTTACGACGCCGCCGAACGGCGGCTCTGGCGAATCGCAGACGGTGAACAGCGCATGAACATGAGCGGACTCATTGCCAAGACGGAACTTACAACGCTCGAGCGGTGCGAGTGGTTGCTCACGGCCCTGGTATGCAATGCGCTCGGACAGAAGCCACAACGCTGCATCCCGTGGTTGAAGAAGGAGACCTATGGCGGATAAGAGCATGAAGGCTGTCATTCGCGCGGAAGTTGATCCGTCCGGCGTCATCAAGGGCGTAGCGGCAACCAATCGCGAGTTGGCCAAGTTGAACAGCAAGACAAGCGCTATCGCTATTGGTGCATCGTTCAACATGGCGCAGATGGGCTTTCAGATGCTTATGGGTGCATTCCGGATCATGGATCGCCGCATGACCGAGATGGCGCAGATGGCTACCCGGTTCTCACCGGAGGCTCAGCGCGGAGTAATGGAAACGCAGATTGCCAAGATCAACCAAGAGATCGAAATGGCGAAGGCATACGGCCTCGATGTAGCGGGAGTAGAACGCGCCAAGCGGCAGGGCATCACTGAACGCACCCGCGGCGATGTGTCGGCAGCTGGCGGTGGGCAACTGGCATTTACAGAATCCTTGAAGCAGAGCGCGGAATCAATATTTAATGAAAGCATGAATCAATTCACCATGGCGTTTACCGATCCGGGAAAGAAGTTCAGTATGCAGAATCTTTCAAACCTCAACGATCAGTTTCTCTTCGGCACAAGCGGCCAAGAGAAGACCGCTGGCATGAGTGATGCGCCGCGCCGGGATGAGGAAGTACTGCGCCAAATTCACAGAACATTGAAAGGTGGCTCCTAATGTCCTTTACCCTTGTTGAAAAGGCAAACAGCCGCAGTTACTCACTTGTCGCGCCACCAGGTGAATCCTCAATTACTTTGCAGTACTTGATGACGTGGAGCAGCGCCAGCACACAGCCAACTGAAGCGCAGATCATTACAGCCGCTGGAAGTCCTCCAAGGCGGATCAGTTCGACCGCTTACAGCGGTAACTCTTATTTAAAGACAATGGTGGTTCGTGAAGTTGGGATCGAGCCAGTTCGCGAACGACAGAACGCCTGGATCGTCACGCACCGAGCGAGCACCCGCGACGGGGTGCAACTCGACGTAGGCGGCTCGTATTGCACGTGCACCCGCGCGACCGTAGTCCGGTCGACGGCCATGTATCGCAGCGCTCCCACGTTCCCAACCGATGGAGACGTAACGTTTTCGGCTGCTATAGACATTGGTGGCGCTAAAGTCGACACGAACGGCAAGCCGAAGGTCTACGACGTACCTCAGCAACTTGTGACTATTGAAACGCAGTACGACCGCACGCTACCGCAAGGCACGCCAGCGGCAGAGCCAGCATGGTCTACTTACACCTCGTACGTGGGCAATCGAAACAGCGTCGCGTTCCTTGGCTTTCCAATTGGAACACTGCTCTACCAAGGCTTTCAAACGGCACCGGAAGACAACTACTACCGGTTGTCGCACACGTTCTTGTACGACGCCTGGTACCACCTTGAGCAGATCCCTTGTCCAAATCCAACTGGCGAACCAATCCTCACTGCTGGCGTCAGTATCGGAAGCCCACCAGTAGCAACCTTGCAAGTGGAGGATGTGGTTTTCCTGCAACGCTACAACACGAAGTCGGCGTTCTCCGGCATCTTGGCGGCATTAGATCTGGCCGCTCTCACCTCACCTAAGCCACTGGCAATCGCATAATGGCATGGCAGAACCCCATCTTCAACGGGAACCTATACGGGGGATTGACCCGTTACGCCATGAACGGTTTTGCACAGACTCAGCGCGTGGCAACTGCCAACGCCGCGGGGATTAAGTTTGCCCAGGGTGAAGCGTTTAACAAAGCGCCAACCAAGTCTGTACTGGTCACCCTAGAGACTGCCACTCTCTACAGCGCCAACCGATGGACGTACGCGGTGAAGATATGGTTCCCGACTCCAATCGGTGGTGGTGGAATTACCCTGCCAACGAACGACAAGAGCGGCACCTATGCCGCGGCGGTGAACTTGCGCGAGTGGCACAACACTTCCACGCTTGTCGACGGCATGAACATCTCGACAGCCCCAGCTGCGACCGCGGGCCCGGTTGGCTCAATCTATAGCACGGGCACGGCTTCGTGGCCAACCACAGAACTATCCGCGAAGGTGGAACTACACGTTTGCTATGACAGCAGCGGCGCGGTGTTTGCGTACTTTGATCGCCCAAATCCAATCAGGTGCACCTAATGGCCAACCTAACGCTCGTCACTCCCATTCCGCCGCAAGTCATCTGCAGAGGTGAGGTGTTCGCTATCTCGATGCACGTCCACGATGACGGCTCAAACTTCAACTGGACGAACTTTACGCCCGTCGGCAAGATCACCGTGGGCACGATCACCATTGCTGCTACCACCGCGACGGTAATCAACGCTGGCGGCGGCACTGCCACGGTTGCCTGGACTGCCGCGCAAACTCTGACCGTAGACGCCAACTCTTGGGGAACCATCGTGCTCTACGCTGACCCGACATCGGGCAACGAGAACCGACACATCGCAACTATCTTCGCACGCATCACAGCAGAAAGCATTCCATAATGTTTACATCGTTCTTTAGAAAATCAATGTTGTCGGGGGGAATTGTGCCCGGCATTTATGGATCTGGACGCGCTGGGCAAATTTTGTCCGATGCTGTTGCCGGAACCGATTCGGTTGACATTGTTGTCTTTGGCGATAGCAATGCAGGATCAGGTGCAAATTGTGGCTACACCGTTGGTTGGCAAAAGGCAATGGCGGCATTTGGTGCGCAGATATATGCAACTCCACTTGCACCATGTTCATCAGAAGATGGCGGCAATAGTCGCAATGGCGGATTGTTTATGCCTTGGAATGATTACAGTTGGGGAGGAAGAAGCGGAGAAGATATTGGATTTCTATACTCTTTATCAAACCGAATTGCAGTAGCAGCAGATGCAGACGCTACTGCGTTAAATACTTTGTTTGATGGTTACTTTGTTAGAGAGAACACCGCGAGAGCGTCTTCCTCAACAACTTTTCAACTTGATACTGGTGCTTCTTCGACCAATGGTGACTATGTTGGCAACTATATTTCAATTCTTTCGGGAGCAGTTGGAACAAACTTTTCAACCAACTATGCAAAAATTACTTCTTATAGCGGTACTACAAAAACCGCAACAATAGACACGTGGTTTTCAGGGACTCCAAGCGCGACAGCATCATTTCTTATTACCAAATTCCTTGTTAAGCCAGCCTCATTCTCAAATGCCGTTGCATTTGTTCCTGCTGGAGCAACTTACACTTCCTTCCCGCCCGGACCTTCTGTTCGCATAATTGGTGGAAATCAATTGGTTAGCGGAGCAGGATCAGCGGGAGTTGCGCTTCAATACCGTGTTGTTTACGGCAAGTTTGCTACAACAGGTGGCAAGTTCCGTCTTCGGGCAATGAAAGGAACCAACACACTCGTTGAAGGAAGTGCCGCCGACATTCCAACAAGCGGCGGAATTGGTTACGCAACAGCCACACTTCCATTTACTTCAACTACAACCGCTGGCGCACCGGATCAAATGAAGTGCGCTTGGGATGGATTTAACACCGGGACAACATATCGAGTTACTGGCCCGTTTGCAGCTTTTTATCACTCGGCAATTCGTACTGCTTATAAAGGATTTTGTGTAAGTTGCTTAAATTATTTTGGTGGAGCATCAACACAAACACTCGGGGCAACACTTGTCAATATGCCTAAATACCTTGAGGCTTACTTAAAAGAACTTCGAGAACGACAGATTGAAGCGGGAGGATCTGGGCGGGTTGTATGGTGGCTTAACTCTGGAATTAATGGTGAAGAAACTGGAGCTAGCTGGACAACAAATGCAGCAATATTTCGTGATGCTGTCTACAACGTATGGGTGACCGTGCTTGGTTACCCCGCACAAGACTTAGCATTTGTTATGTCTATAACGCATCCAGTCGTAGCAGGTGATTCGGGCGCAGGAACCTGGGCAACCGTGCGACCCGTAACTTCACAAACAGCAGCAGCGTGGGCGCAAACAAATGCGAATGACGGCAAAAATGTGACTTATGTAGATATTGAATCCGTGTTCACTGCTGCACAAATGAAATCAAGGAACTTGTATCAAATTTTGCCTGACAACACGCTATACGCAGCGCACCTTCGTAATGATCCTTTAGTCACCACGTCGCCAACCTATAGCCCAACAACATTTACGGGTGCTAGTGATTCATCTATTCCAAACAACGGTTATGCCGTTGTTGTTACAGGTATTCTGTATAGATTACTTGCTTGACATAAAATTCAAATTGCCATGCTCTACCTCGCCGCCATCGCCTTGACGTTCCTGATGGGCTGTGCATCGAGCACGGCGGCTATCTCACAGGCAGCGACATCGAGCGCAGCATCAGCAGCGGTAGCACGGGCGCACCTGATCGCCGCAAGCGCCGAGCTCGACAGTATCGAGGCACAGGCAAATGCGGTTCACCAGGCGATCCCGTTCGTGTCCGATGACGTTCCAGCGATCTACTCAACGCTCCAGTACGTATCGGTCGCAGTGGTGGCCGCTGTGATCGGAGCACTTATATACACCTACATACCACGAGGCCGCTGATGCTGACTACAGCCCAATACACGACCTGGCTACTAGGACTCGTAATTCTTACCTTCGCTGCCGGGTGCAGTGTTGGTTCAACCTTCCGCCGCACCCGCATTTCCACAAAGGCTTCCAATGCTCAATCTCGCAAGCGCTGAATCGTTCCTTGGCAGTATCTTTTTCGCAACAACGCTGGGCCTAATTGGGGCGCTGGCCGGTTACTTCTGGTGCAGGTCTAAGGGCGGCAAATGACAAGACGGCGCACCTGCTGTTGTGATGAACCGGCCAGTGGCTATCCATGCCAGGATTGCCCAAGTTCCCCCAAGGAATGGACCTTGTACGTATCCGCAACCGGGATCATCAACGATTCCGCGGGTAATGGGCTTTTGTTTGGTTGCCTTGACTTTCTCTACCCGGATTGCACGATTTTTGGTGAATGTGCTCGACAGGTCTACCGCAGAAAAGCAGTGGGAAACACTGACTTTATGGAACTCATTTGTCAAGACGAAATATGCGCAAGCATAATGGATGAAGCAGCGCCAACTATGAGCGGATCGCATTTAATGAAATGGGATTGGTGCCCCGGTGCCGAGCGTCCGGATTGCGATTTTGTCCTAAGCACCGGAATTGATTGTGGCGCAAACATTGCAAGCGTGCAAGATGGTGCCGTGAGAATTTTTAGCGTGACCCCAAATGCTCACTGGAATTTCACCACTTGCGCGGCTGACAATCCCGAAGTAAATGATGAATGTTGCACATTAATCGCCGTTACATACACATACAGCGATTCTTTTTTGATGACAAGATGGGACACGGTAGATGGAGAATGTGTTGATTCTGAAGTGACGATGTACCCTCAATCGGGACCATCAGGGGTTTTTTCTCATGTTGTTGAATGGGTTTGCACTTATGGAAAAAGAGTAGGGCCAGGTGAATTCTTTGCCGAGGGCTCTTACAATTTGTTGAGGTGTGAGTATCCGGCGGCATATCGCACGTATCAATTAAATTATCCACCTGAATGCATTCTGCCAGGAGGCATTGCGTGCGCCAGTTCGTGGAAAACTTCACCAAACATACCTACCACATGGCAACCACCAAGCAGCATCGATCTCATCCGGTCGGTTTGAGTCGCATTCGTTTTGATTGGCAAGGCCAACAGCACTTCCGCTGCTACCAAATCGAGAACGGCGAACCCGTGTGGGTTGATTGTTCGCCATTTTTTGGGGGCTTAGGCGACGCCGTGGCAGCGGTTACAAAGGCTGTAGGCGTCAAGCCTTGCGGCGGGTGCAAGAAGCGGCAAGCGGCGTTGAACAAGGCTACGCCAGGGTGGCTTTCTAGAATTCTGTTGCGAAGTTCCAAACTGGTCGATAGACTCAAAGCACGCGTATGGAAGCGCTAACGGGAGCCACGATGGCTCCGAGCGTCGCCAGCGCAATGCTTTGAGAGGAGCATTTATGGTTGATCTACTGCTAGTTTTATCGGGGTGTTTCGCAATGGGCGTATTTATGCTCTTGCTGCTTGACCCGTCGCACGAATCCTGCAAGCCTCAGTGTGCCGAATTGTGCCGCCGTGTGGCGCTGTGTGGTGATGTGTTTGGATGTGTTGAACACACGCCGGAACACGCCGGAACACAACAGAGCAAGACAGAGCAAGCCGGAGCAAGCGGGAGCAAGCAATGAATTCTTCTACTGACTTTAGTCGCTTAGTTGATGCCGAACATATTGCGAAGGTATTTGGGGTTGCTGTAAGTACCGTTTTATTGTGGAGGCGGCAGGGGCGCATACAAGGCATCAAAGTAACTCCACACACGATTAGATTTGACCTGGAACAAGTCATGTCGGCACTAGCGAAAGGCAGCAAGTGAACGAACTCACCACCAACGAAATCAACCCTGGGGCGATCGTCAAACGCAACGAAGAGGTGTGCCGCATCGTCGGGCCCATCGTCCGTGCGAAGTACACGCAAGTCATCCAGGGCCGCAACTACCTAACCGTGCAGGGCGCCCAGGCGATCGCCTCGTCGCTCGGCTACACCAGTGGTACTGCCAGTCTTCGGCACGTCGAACCGACGGAAAGCGTTGCCGGCTACTGGGAAGCGACCTGCACGGTGTTGTTGAATGGCGTCATCGTGGGCTCGGGGATTGGCTCGGTCTTCGATGACGAGCGCCCGTGGAACACGCGGCCACAGTTTGCACGCCAGATGATGGCGCAGACCCGCGCCACTGGCCGCGCCCTGAAGGGTGTGATGGGGTGGGCGTTCGCCGCGCTCGACTACGAGGGGAGCATCGCCGAGGAGATGCCCGAGGAGGCGTCTAGGATGCCTCAGGACGAGCCCGCGCCTCGCAAGGCACTCGCTGCGCCATCCAAGGCGTCCAAGCCCGCAGAAGGCAAACCAGCGCCTAAAGGCGGTCAGCAGGTACGGGGCGTTTGTGCAGGAGTTGACCCAAAGACGGCAAAGTCGGGAAAGCAGTACTGGCGCGTAGGTTTGGAAGCCAATGGCGTGGAATGGTTTACGTCATTCTCGGCGGTTGATCCGGACATCATTGGCAAGTTGATCGTGCTGCACCTCAAGCCCTGGCAGGATGGCGTCATCATCACGGACATCCAGGTGGTGGTCGAAGAGGAGGTGCCGTTTTGAAGAAGCCCAATCTTGGTAAGGACGTAAATACGGTCATAACCGAAACGAATTTATTCAAACTGTTGGATGAGCATTTGAGTCAAACAGGATCAAAGAAAACGCGACAGTACATGTGCCCGTTTCATGATCCTCCGGAGAAGCGCGATTCATTCAGGCCGTGCGATGATTTAACCCTTTATCCGGAGCGAGATACTTTAGAACCAAAGTTTTGGAAGTGCTTTAAATGCGGATCTGAAGGTAACGCGATTGATTTTCTTATGACATATCACGGTTACACGCTCACTCAAGCCGTGGACACACTGATGCGAATGAATCGAGGTTCAGCGTGATAAAACTTGATCGACACGCGTTATTCAACTTACCCAATCACACGTATTTAGAAAAACTCGAAGATGGTATGTGGGCCGTTGTTTACCCAAAGTGTCCAACTTGTGAGGCAAGGTGTGACAAAAGCCATAGCGGCATCATTGAGTTTTGTTGCGGTCACTCGTTTCACACGGACGATTTGCGCATTAAGGGCTTGACGGATGCTGGATATCAATCAACCGTAGACGGCAAACCAGCGTTCATGTTTGTGGAGGCCGTATGACCCGTCCCCAACCATCGGAAGTGTGGCGCTGCGGAGCGCTTGATGGTATCCAAAAGTTGGTCCTTTTGGCGCTGTTGGACTACGGACGCCTCGCTTACCCTCGCCAGGCGGTGCTGGCAGCGAAGTGCGGCATCAGTCGTTCGACCTGCCAACGTGCCCTGGAGCAACTACGCGCAAGTGGTGTCTTGACAACGAGTAGCAGGGGCAAGGCGCTTGTCTATCACATCAACCTCACGGGAGAGGATCGGCGTCAAGATGACGCATCACGAAGCGTCAAGATGACGCAGGAGATGCATCAAGATGACGCATCTAGCGGCGTCAAGATGACGCAGGGATCGGAACTAGTCCAATTAACTAGTCCACCTAACCAAGCAAACGCTAACGCGTTTAGCGGGTGGGAGGTTCAAGATGACATAGCAAACCGGATCAGGCAACGTGACCCAAGAGCCGACTTCAAGAACCAGTGTTCGGTCTGCCGGCGTGTCCTGGTGTCGCACGGTCTGAGTGACCGTGACGCACTGGGCGCATGGCGCTTGCTGTTGGAGCATTGGGCCCGTAGTGGCAACGATGCGTACTCGACATTGAAACACCACACCGAGAACCTGGGCGGCGCACGTGATGTCGCCAAGGTTGTCTTACATCGATTGCAGGGAGTCGCATGAGCCAGCCACAACGCCTTGAAGACCAAATCCTTGAGCAGATTCTCGTGATCCAAGCGCTGCGTACACGCATCGCCCGCATGGAGTCGATTTACACAACGCCACGTTCTGTCAAATCCACTGGGCAGAATGGAACCACTGAGGACACGCGACACCAGCGTGACACTATCGAGGAATACGGGCCCATCACGCCACGTTGTGTCACCGATCAGGAAGTCAACCAAGCGGAAGATGACGGAGCATGACCAACTCACGCATGAAGGGAAAGAACGGTGAGCTCGATGCGTGTAGAGCGCTTGGCAAGTTGTTCCCATTCACCTGGGAGCGCACGGCCCAGCGCTATGGCAAGGGCAAAGCCGACATCGAGGCACAGTGCGATTGGAAAATTCACGTTGAAGTAAAGCGCCGTAAATCAGGCTATTCGTACGTGTATGGGCGTCTCGCAAATGACAATCTCATTGTTAGTGGAAGCCTTTTGATATGCAGATTGAGCAAACTGCGCACAGTGATGGATGATGGCGTATGTCTGCCCAATGTTGCACCACGTTGCGCTGGTCTTGAAGATGCCATGCTGCAAGCACGTACTGATGCACGTGTAGGGTGGTTACCCATTGTGCTTGCTAGGCAAGATGATGAAGAGTGGCTATTAGCGTGGAGGGAAGAGGTGGATACGCGACTCATGGAAGAGGTGCGCACATGGCTAGATGGAAATACAAAGCCGATCTAGGTAAGACGTTCAACTATGCACACACATCACGTTCACGTGGTGGTACATGGACACGCATAGCACGTGAGCATAAAGCAGTGCATATGTGTTGTGCTCATTGTGGTGGTGTTGCTGACCTTGAGACTGACCACATCGTTCCATTGCATCGTGGTGGTACGAATGAATGGAAAAATTTGCAGTCATTATGCACCTCATGTCATTTGCAAAAAACTAAGCGAGAAATGTGAGTACCCCCCGTCATAGGGCCGAGGCCCCTCATAAGCCAAAGGCAC